CCTCTAGATTGCTCCAGAGCAACAGGTCAGGAGAAATAGGCTTAAGGTTATGACCTTTACGGTAATAACCTTTAGCAAATTCAGCTAACCCATAATCCCGGTAGCTCTTCGAAACACTGATCTCTATACCTAAAAGGGATAGAATTTCTTTGTAACAAAGAGCGACCTTCCTGTCCCAAATTACAACATCGTCTCCGATGATAGCGTAATCTGTAAACTTACCCCCAGAGGGATAAGCAGACAAGAAGGCTCAGTGAACCAACAAGTGATGAGACATGGCCATTACGGCCCATGAGCTCAAACAACCCATAGGTTGACCAACCCGGTAATACAGTGTATCCCATTTGGAAAGGGTTTCATCCCAGTACAAAATAGGAGTACAGCATAAAGAGATATACCAGAGCAAAGCTTGCGCTTTACTCAAGATACCTAGGCTCGATAGGGCCCAACATTGAAATAATGCAGGGAACCTATCAGTACAAGACTTCATGTCGATAGACTCACAAAACTTACCAAGTTTAGTGGCTCTTGAAACACGTTGCGCTTGCGCCTCCTGGTCATGTGTACCGTCAGTCTCTAACTTACGTAAGAGATGAAACAGGTGATCATGAACAGGCTTGAGAAAAGATTGCAAAACAATATTTGCAATACAGACGACTCTCGTCTTACCTTTCTTATCACTAAGACCGGTAAGCCGATTGACGCAGATGGGCCTACTTGATCTAGAAGTCTGAGGATTAACGAGGCCCCGGGTCTTTAAATTAATAAAGACAGTTGATTCGGATTTGGAATCCATGGATAATTTCTTATCTTTAGGGTTTCTCTTCCGTTTCTTCCTACTGGTTTTTACTCCAGTACCGGAGAACTCTTTAGTCCAAAGACCTTTAGACTCAATAGACTCATCCATCTGGCTGATCATACGTTCGACTTCTTCCTTATTTTCCACAGGGAAGACTTTAGTAAAAAGGGTGAGAATTAATTCACCAGCTCACGTAGATCTTAAAGCTTGCAAGTCTTCTTTAGCAAATGACATTGAAGGTGAACCGTTAGGTCCCGATTTCAAACTAACTCTCCAGTTAATTGAAAAAGGTCTCACAGGTTTTAACTTAAATGTCTCACTAAAGAGCTTGGCTGATTTCAGCATCTGACTATATCTAGCCATAATGCCTAAAAGACTCCCAGAAAATCGTGAAAGGATCGGATCCAACTCAATAAGAGGAGGAAATGAAACTAATCGATGGATCTGGCATACACAGAGTGTAAAGTACATAAAAGCGTATGAGTTCTTAGACTTTCGTCTAAGTTCCCAAACAAAATTAGGTATCTTACACGCCGGTAGTTCAATGTAGGAAGCACCAAGAGAAGACCTAGT